CCCGCCGCCGATTCGCCGAATCCGGTCCGAATTCGCGGAATTCCGCCCCCTTCGGCGGCCATACCCGCCCGAGAAATCACTAATAGGGCATGAGGGGCGGCAAAAACAAGAAATCGCTGGAGCAGCACATAAAGGACGGCACATACAGGGCCGACAGGCACGGCCATTACGTGGAATCGGACGAGGCCACGCTAACCGAGATGAAGGGCGAGATGTACAAATCCTTCAAGGCGATAACGAAGGAGCTGGGCGGCATGAACATGGTCGAGGACGCGATGACGTACAAGACCCTGAGCGACATAAGAACCGCGCTGATAAAGGCGTTCCACGCCGTGGCGAAGATGCCGGTGGAGGACAAAAAGACGGGGGCGAAAAATAACAAGGACGGATTCAAGGATTAGCGGCCATCTGGCCGAGGTCACGAAGTACTGCAAGGACATAAGGTCGGGGGCCGTTGTGTCCGGGGCATACGCGAGAAAGGCCGTAAACCGCTTCGTCACCGACATGAGGCGGCAGAAGGACGAGGACTTTCTATACGAACTGCGGCCCGACATGGCCGACGACGCGATAAACTTCGCCGAAAGGCTCAGGATCCCGGATCTGGGCGGCAGGAGGCTCGAACTTCTGCCCTGGCACAAGTTCGTGTACTACAACCTGTTCGGGTGGGTGCACAAGCTGGACCCGAAAAGGCGGCGTTTCCGTTCAGGCTACGTGGAGGTGGCCCGAAAGAACAGCAAGACCACGTCGCTCCTGTTCCCGATGGTTCTGTACGACTTCAAACGCACCCCGGCGGCGGAATCCTTCTTCGTGTCCAAGGATCTTCAGCAGGCCGCCAAAAGCTACACGGAGCTGAGAAACATCTTCGTCGAATCGTTCAACGTGGATCGCGACACCGCCATAACGGAAGGCTACGGCATAAAGACCAAAGACAACTGCTTCGTGCAGTTCTTTTCCAGCGACACAAGGAGCACGGACGGCTACAAAAACAGCCTTTCCGTCGTGGACGAGTTCCACGCCTACGAAAGCGACAGGATTGTGACGGCCTTCAAGTACGGGGGAAGGGCCAGGGTGAACAACCTCGTGCTTATCATCACAAGCGCAGGCACGAACATATCCGGGCCGTGCTACGCCGAGAACGAGAAGGCCCGAAAGGTGCTGAACGGGCTTCTCACCGACGACACGTATTTCGCGATAGTCTACGCCTACGACGACGGCGACGACTGGAAGGATCCGGCGAACCTAGCCAAGGCCAATCCCTCGCTAGGGGCGATACTGCGACCCGAGATTCTGGAGAATGACCTCAACGACGCGCTAATAACGCCAAGCCATCAGGCCGACTTCAAGGCCAAGACCTGCGGGATATGGCAGAACGACGCGTCCAACTGGATTCCCGTGCAGAAATGGGACACCGGGACCCGAAACACGCGCGCGGAACCCGCCGAATTCGCGGGGCAAAGGTGTTTCGCGGCCCTGGACCTCTCCAGCGTCAGCGATTTCACGGCCTACACCAGGTGTTTCGAGCGCGACGGCAAATTTTTCCTGTTTCACCGGTTCTACGTCCCCGCCGAACAGGTGTCCGAGAAATACAGGGTCGAAAACATCGGCATTCGGGACTGGATAGACCGTGGCATCGTGACCGCCACGCCCGGGCCGACCGTTGACTACGGTTTCATCATCGAGGACATCAAAAGGGACAACGAAAGGTTTGACATCATCGAACTGGCCTACGACAAGTGGCAGAGCAACCGGCTCATCGACAGCCTGGAGGGATTTTTACCCAAAACCCTGCTTGTCCAGTACGACCAGAGCCTGCGGCAGATGTCGAACCCGTCCAAGGGTTTCGAGCGGTTGGTCCTGGAGGACAAAATCATCGACGGCAACCCGGTCATGAAGTGGATGGTCTCGAACGCCGTGATCAGGCCGGACGCGAACGGGAACATCAAGCCGCTCAAGGAAAACAAGAGCTCGACACGGAAGATAGACGGCGTGATCACCTCGATAATGGCAATCGACAGGTGCATGGCGAATGCCGGCGGCGGGGGAACCGCCGACATCAAAGACATCCTGCGGCTGTTCGACTAGTCAAAATCACTAATATGCAGGGGGCGGACTGGAAGATGGGATTTTTTGACAGATTCAGGCGCGGGGAGAGAGGAACCGCCAGCGGCCTCGGGGAGAGAAGAACCGCCGACAGCCTCGGGGCGACGTTCACGGCGGCCGGTCTCGGGCCGGGGTCCGGCAGGGACGCAACGTCGTGGGCGGCGGTGGACATGATAGCGTCATCGATGGGGAACCTTACCGGGGCCTTCCACGACAGGGCCACGAAGCAGTCGGTGAAGGACCACCCGCTTGACGACCTTCTCGCCCGCCCCAACCAGGACGAAACGCGGTTCCAGTTCCTTTACGCCAGCGTCAGGGATTATTTCGACAACGGAAACGTCTACTGGTACAAATGGGACAACGGCGACGGGGAAACGGTCGCGCTGTTCCGCGTCGATCCGAACAAAGTCACCGTAAAGCGGGGGGCGTTCAACAGGAAGGTCTTCGTTCTGGAAGGCAGGGAGTACGGCGGCGACAAGATACTGCACATCCCTTCCCGCTATGGCTACGACGGGCTAAAGGGCAGGTCGGTTTTCAGCGAGTGCGCCCACATATTCAGGCTCTCGTCGGAACTCGACGACTTTGTGAACAACTCCTTTAACAACGGCGTTGGAAACAGGCTGGTCATCGACATAACCAAAGGCTTCCCGGACGCAAGCGACGACGACATACGGCGAATCAGGGAAAAATTCATACAGAACTACGCGGGCGTGAGAAACGCCGGCAAACCCATCATCAAGTCGAACAAGGTAGAGTACGGCACGATCGATACCAAGGGCCCCCCATCCAACCAGGCCAACCAGCTTCTGGAAAACAGGCAGCATCAGGAAAGGGAGGTCGCGAAACTGTTCGGCATCCCGCTTTCGCTGCTCAACGGCACGGAGACCGCCAACATCGAAAGCCTGTACATCCTTTACATAGAGGGGGCCATAAGGCCGATTGCCACGCAGTTCGAGCAGTCCATAAACAGGCTTCTTCCGCAGAGGCAGAGGGGAAGGATGTATTACGAGTTCTCGTACAACTCCCTGATGAAAACGTCGCTGACCTCCCGCATAAACAGTTACGCGCGGCAGCTTACCAACGCGGTGCTTTCGCCCAACGAGATACGGCGCAAGGAAAACCTTCCGGAAGTGGAGGGCGGCGACACCCTTTTCCTCCCGTCGAATCTCATGCCGCTGCGTCCGGACGTTATCGACGCTTACATGGCCGGCGCGAAACTGAAACTGGCGGAGATGAACACCGACAGTCCCGGCACGGCGGGAAACCACAGCAGTCTCGGCGACGACAAGGGGGCGTAGATATGGAAAACATAGGCGCGGCGGAAATCATCGCGATACTCGGCTTACTGGGCGGGTTTGTCACGACGGTTTTCGTGATTGTCTGGCGGATTGCCATACTTTCAACAAAAATTGAGCGGAACGAGTGTTCCGCGAAGCTCGCCCACGAAAGGATAGACAAGTATTCGGGAAAGCACGAAACCTCCATAGAGGAAATAAGGCAGCAGATTTCCAGCATCGTCCAGACGCAGGTACGCATAGAGGAAAAAATCGGGTTTCTGCTTGAAGCCAGAACGAAAAGTCACTAATAAGGAAGGGGGCGGATATGCTGTTCAGGATTCAGATAAGAAGGGACACCGAGCGGAACTGGCGGGCCGTGAACCCGGTTTTGATGAGGGGCGAATTCGGCGTGGAATGGTCCGACGACGGGGTGAACAGGGTCAAGATAGGGAACGGCCAGGCGGCATGGAACGATCTGCCTTACGCTCTGGTAACCCAGGAGGAGTATGAGGCCCTGACCGCCCGGGTTGCGGATCTCGAAGCCACGGACGTTACTCACGGCAACAGGATCCGGGATTTGGTAAGGGCCGTTGACAGTCTGGAAGCGGGCGACGGCGCGGGACTTTTAAGGCATGACCTGGAAAGGCATATTACGGAAAACGCCGGGGACTTTGAGAACGTCAGGGAGTCCATAGACGACCTGACCGCCAAGGTCGGGGACCTCAGGGCTGTGGACGCTACCCACGACGCGGCGATTGAGGATCTGCGGCAGGAACTGGCGGACGAGGCCGAGGCGCGGGAGCGGCAGATTGCCGAGGCCGTGTCCGGAGAGGCGGAAGCCCGCGAACAGGCCGACGCGGCCATCCGGCAGGAACTGGCGGACGAAGCCGAGGCGCGAGACCGGCAGATTACAG